GACAGAGCAAGAGTCTCAGAACTATGGTTACAAGTTCGGACAAGAAGAAGAGACCTACAACATCGTTGCCGCTCACGGATACTTCGGACGACTGATCTTCCAATATGCTTCGTTCAACAACTCTCGTTCGCTACACTTCTTCCTTGCTGCTTGGCCTGTTGTCGGTATCTGGTTTACTGCCTTGGGCGTTTCAACAATGGCGTTCAACCTCAACGGATTCAACTTCAACCAGTCCATCCAGGATAGTCAGGGACATGTGATTAACACTTGGGCAGATATTCTGAACCGTGGTGGTCTTGGAATGGAAGTAATGCATGAGCGTAACGCTCACAACTTCCCTCTTGACCTTGCTGCTGCTGATACCACTCCTGTGGCTCTCACTGCACCAGCTATTGGTTGACGTACAACTAAATACATGCTATGCTTAGGGGGTCAATGACCCCCTTTTTTTATTGGTGATTAACGAAAGCACTCCATACAAGATGACTGAGATCATTCGTGACACTTGGCCAAACCTGTACCGTCCTCCCCTTGACAAACTGCCAAATACCAACTACAATAGCAAAGCGATCACCCCGACTACAATGGACATTCAAATTTACAAAAAACCTGGATGTGGTTACTGTGTTAAGATTGATGAATTGATGGCTCGTGCAAACATGCAGGCACATGTTATCATGATTGGTAAAGACATTACGGTAGAAGAATTCAAAGCTGATTATCCTAATGCAAAAGGAGTTCCCCATGTAGTTATTGATGGAAAAGAGATTGGCGGTCTAGTTGAGACCGTTAAATACTTTGTAGAAAAAGGTCTTGTATCTTCCAAGAAATAATGAACGAAGCTTACCCAATCGTAGAGAATGCAATCGATCAAGCGTTTGTTCATGATCGATACATACTAAATTTTTATGAGTATCTAAAAATTAATGAGGCAAAACGAGTTGATGCAACTGAATTTATTAATAGCCAAACAGCATTTTCTCTCACTGAATTAATTCAAGAGTTAACTGAATATCTTGCTGGTGGCAATCAACAACTGATTGAAGCATACAAACATGTAAGTAAACCAAAAGCAAGGAAAATTAGGGACTACTTGGATAAAATTTTAACTGATGCAAAGCGTTACGAAGATGAACGAAAACCAGGAAGAAAGAAAGGATCCAAGAACAAAAAACGAAAGCAAACTGCAACTAAATAAAGGTGTAGAGCTAATGCTCAGGAGGGTGAAAGAGAAATCAAAACAAACAGGTTTCAAATTCAGCAAGAAATTTTCCCTCCGCAAAAAACAATTCTTTTTTAATATTGAATTTTCGTGGGGGGACTTAGAGTAAACGAAGTCACACGGAGAAAGAACAATGGAAGCAACCTCACTATTTTTTTCGGGATGTTTTATGGTTCTGTTTATGATTGTTGGGATCATAGCTGGGTGGCATATCAATGACATCGTTTATAATCTTTACAACAGAAACTCTCCTCAACTCCATCCTGAGATGTATGATGACGACGGCATCATGATTAACGAAGAGTTGTTATCAGTACGATTTATTGACGAGGAAGAAGAGGAAGAGGAGGATGATTATTATTGATATGAATCAGATTATGATTAGTAATCTGATGACACAATTAAAACATGATTTCTTGAATGAGAAATTAGTTAGGCACATGGTCCTAACAAGTTTGCGAATGTATGAAAAACAATACTCTCCAGAATATGGTGAGATTGTATTAGCATATGATTCTAAACATTACTGGAGAAAAGATTACTTCCAGTACTACAAACAGAATAGAAAGAAAGATCGAGAAAGATCTGGACATGATTGGGGTGGTATCTTTGATGTTCTTAATAAAATTAGGGACGAGATTAAGGAATACTTTCCCTGGAAAGTTATTGAAGTTATTGGTGCTGAGGCAGATGATGTGATCTCTACACTATGTAAGAATAAAGATAAAGGTAAAGTCCTTATTCTTTCTGGTGATAAAGATTTCATTCAGCTTCAGAAGTATCCTGGAGTATATCAATTTAATCCAACAACTAAAAAATACATTACATCAGATGATCCATATGCTTTTGTTAAAGAGCATGTAATTAAAGGAGATAAATCTGATGGCATTCCAAACTTTCTATCGCCAGACGACACATTTGTATCTGGTTTGAGACAAAAACCAATTAGTCAAAAGAAATTAAATACTTGGGTAGATCAGGAACCAGAAAAGTTTTGTGAAACTCAAGAACAATATATAAACTTCTGTCGTAACAGAACCTTAATTGATTTTGATTACGTGCCAGAGGATATTGAAACTAAAATTATGGAGGAATATGAGTCGCTAAATAGCAATAAGAAAATAATTCCTTTGGAATACTTCCAGAAGCATCAGTTAAACGATTTGATGGAAGAATTCTTCTTTCGTACTTCATCGCCATTTAAAAAATGAAACTACTAATTTCCGAAGTGCTCCAAAAAGTGAGCAATGCTAAGACCAAAGCAGAAAAAATTAAACTGCTACATGACCATAATAGTAATGCTCTTCGTGCAATCTTAATTGCAAACTTTGACGAAAGTATTATCTCACTTCTTCCCGAAGGAGAAGTACCTTTTGAAGCAAACGATGCACCTAAAGGTACAGAACATACTGTGCTAGAAAAAGAATATCGTAAACTATATTTGTTCTTCAAGGGTGGTAGTTCTTCCCTCAAGCAATTGCAACGTGAAAATTTATTCATTCAAATGCTTGAAGGACTTCATGAAGAAGAAGCTAATCTTCTTGTATTAGTTAAAGACAAAGCACTTGGTAAAAAATATAAAATTACTCGTGCGTGTGTTGAAGAAGCGTTCCCACAAATTAAATGGGGAGGACGTACCTGATGAAATTTCTCCATCAAAAATGTGATCCCGAACTGGCAAGTGATCGTAATTTGCCTTACACTGCATACATTGTAACTTATGAGGAGGATGGAGAAGTTTCTTATGATATTGTTATTTGTAACAAGAGAGTAGAAATTTTTGATTACTATTGGGATAAATATCGTGAGGGTCTTATTGGATTCAAACAAACAGAAGGTAGAGTTAACCCTAAACTTTGGGGAGCTAAACCTCCTAAAGAAGAAAAAAGGAAACGATAATGGAAAGTAGTTATAAAAATACTTTTTGTATTCAGTATTGGAAGTTAACTGACATTGCTGATGTAAAAGTTCTTCGTAGAATTAATAAAAACGGAGTACCAGTTTCCACCAAAAAATATAGTGAAGTATTTTTCTATGCTAAATTGCAAGATGCCATGCCAGATGCCAGACATCTTATGGAGAATGGATATGACATCAAGATTAGAAAGTGCTGTCAAGCTAAAAACGATTCATTCTGGCTGATGTAAATGGGCAAGCATTACTTATTAAATTTGTACGGATGCTCGTTGTCTCTTCTTGACAACGAGTTTTTTCTATGCGATCTATTAGAGAACGCAGCAGAAGCATGTGGAGCACACGTTCTGCAAACTATGTCGCACCAATTTAAACCGCAAGGTGTGACTGCTATTTGTTTACTTTCAGAAAGCCATATTAGTATTCATACCTGGCCAGAGAAAGGAGAAGCAGCAGTAGATGTATTTACTTGTGGACAATCTGAACCTAAAATTGCCTGTGATATTATTATCGAGCAACTTCATGCCACACAGTATGATCTAGAATATATTGCTAGATAAATGGTATTGAATGATACAGAATTTAATCAATATATAATTTAAATTTTGAGAATTCTAATGTCACAAGCAACATATCGTGGTGCCAAGTATGACACCGATACTCGTAAAAATGAAATGGCTTCTAATTGGTTAGAACTTATTCGATCGCAAATCGAAAAAGAAAATAAACTAAAAGAAGCACAACTTGCAATGGCAATGAAATAAATCAAAGAGGGGTTGACACCCCTCTTTTTTTGTGTTATGATATGCTGGTAAACACGGAGGGAAATGCAGACAAACACTCCAACATCTTTGAACCAGTACATTAAGTGGTTACGCAACGCTGTTGATAAAGGTCATCTTTATGACAGCGACGAATACTATCGTATTAAAAAAGAACTTTACGAAGCATTAGAAGTTCGTAATAAACTCAAACATCTTGAAAAAGCACAACGAGGTTTTGGATACACTTATGACCAATCAATCTTCCAACAGTCCAGTGAAACTGATCTCAGTGACACCCGAAGCGGAACAGACGATGGGGTATATAGCGAGGGTGAGCAACCCAGCGAATCAGGAGAACCCAAACGTAGCGGGACTACTGAAGTACTGCATCAAGCATAATCATTGGTCTGTATTTGAACAAGCTACCATGACATTGGAAATTGAAACCAATCGTGGTATCGCAGCACAAATTTTGCGTCACCGTTCATTTACATATCAAGAATTTTCACAACGATATGCCGACACTAAGCTATTGTCTCAGCATATTCCTATTCCAGAACTTCGTCGTCAAGATGAAAAGAATCGGCAGAACTCTACCGATGATCTTGATGGTTATTTAAAACTAGTACTTGAATCTGAAATTCAAGAGCACTTTGCTAAAGCACAACAGCTTTACAATCGTCTTCTAAATCAGGGTGTGGCAAAGGAATGTGCTAGGTTTGTATTGCCACTCGCAGTC